CTCCCCCCATCAAAGTTAGCCAACACTAACTTAATTCTCATTATGGAAAACACCCCCCTTACCTTTTTGATTTCTAAGCCCCCGGGGGGTATATTATTTTTGTGGGGGCGCCTCTTTTTGACGATGGGGGTTTTCTAAGTCCCCCACACTTCTTGACAAAACAAAATCTATCTAGTAAGTTCCGCACAACTTGGAGCCACAAACCGCCCATTACATGTCGATACAGATAACACCGGATAACGCTGTAGCGTTGCCAGATAAACAGACCGACGACGTGCCAGACTCGGCACGCGAAGCAGTCGAGGTGTCTTCAACGACGGCGATGGTTTTGCAAGAATTAGGCATGGGGTTTGACATGACCCCCGAGGACGAAGAAAAGGCCAACGCCCTCTTTGCCCAGTTAGCCCATAACGGGAAGAACAAAAACCTCCCGGTGGATCTAAATACTCCCGAAATCGCGGCTAGGGTCGGCGGCATGCTGAAAGCCTACGACCACCAAGTGGTTGCCGATGCAGTCCAGTTACGGACAGTAATTACTAACAAACTTATCCTTTTGGCGGACTGCGGGGATACCAAGTATGAACTCAAGGCTCTAGAACTGCTTGGCAAGATCCAAGACGTGGGCCTGTTTTCAGAGAAGTCCGAGGTCACAGTTATCCACAAGACCAGCGAAGACTTGGAAAAGGCTATCCGCGATAAGGTACGCCGCCTGATTCACTCAAATACGATAGACGTAGAGCCAATTGTTGACGACTTAGAAGCAGAACTGGGCGTTAAGCCCGAGGAAATTGATGCAAGCCCCGACGCTACAGGAGTTACAGAGCCTACTGGCGATCCTTCCGAACCTGCCTGACGCCGAAAAGCGTAAGGTTTTCTCTCAGTTAGAGCAGTACGAGAGGATAGCGGAGCAGGAAAAAGCCAAAACGAACTTTATGGAGTTTGTCCATAAGGTATGGCCTTCCTTTATCTCCGGCAGACACCACGCCAAGATGGCCCGTGCCTTTGAACGAGTAGCCCGTGGGGAACTAAAGCGGCTAATTATTAACATGCCACCCCGGCACACTAAGTCCGAGTTCGCCTCCTACCTCCTACCAGCGTGGTTTTTGGGTAACTACCCGGGTAAGAAGGTAATCCAAACGTCTCACACAGCCGAACTAGCCGTTGGGTTTGGTAGAAAGGTGCGAAATCTTGTCGATCAAGAAGTCTATAAGTCAGTATTTTCTGGGGTTGAGTTACAAGCGGACTCTAAGGCTGCTGGGCGGTGGGCGACTAACGCTGGCGGAGACTATTTTGCTATCGGTGTGGGGGGTGCTGTCACGGGTAAAGGCGCGGATCTCCTCATTATTGACGACCCGCACTCGGAACAAGAAGCCGCCTTGGCGGAAGTAAACCCAGATATTTACGATAAGACCTACGAGTGGTACACATCAGGCCCACGGCAGCGTTTACAACCGGGGGGAGCCATCGTAGTTGTTATGACACGGTGGTCTAAGCGTGACTTAACGGGCCAAGTGCTCAAGAGTGCCGCCCAAAGGGGTGGGGACGAGTGGGAAGTCATTGAATTTCCGGCTCTTTTACCGTCTGGCAAGCCGTTGTGGCCTGAATTTTGGTCTTTAAAGGAACTTTCCGCCCTAAAAGAAGAACTTCCCAACAGCAAGTGGCAGGCGCAATATCAGCAGAACCCAGTTTCAGAGAGTTCAGCCATTGTGAAGCGGGAATGGTGGCAGGTTTGGGAGGAAGAAGACCCACCATCCTGTGAATTTACCCTGATGGCGTGGGATACCGCATTTGAGAAGAGTCAACGCGCCGACTACAGCGCTCTGACTACTTGGGGGGTGTTCTACCACCCAGACGATACTGGGTTGCCGCAGGCAAACATCATACTTTTGAACGCTTTTCGGGAGCGCATGGAGTTCCCAAGACTTAAGCAAGAGGCCATTGAGCAATATAAAGAGTGGGAGCCAGACTCAGTAATCATAGAGAAAAAGGCTTCCGGGGCGCCCCTGATTTACGAGATGCGGGCGATGGGAATTCCTGTTCAGGAGTTCACTCCAAGTAAAGGTAACGACAAGATCAGCCGATTGAACGCTGTGTCAGACCTATTTGCTAGTGGTAGAGTGTGGGCACCGAACACCCAGTGGGCTGAGGAAGTCATAGATGAGGTTGCATCTTTTCCCGCAGGCGAGCATGATGACTATGTTGACTCCGTATCCCTCGCGTTGATGAGATTCCGCAAGGGCGGTTATTTACGCACTAATTTAGATGAACCTGATGAGCCAGAATACTTTAGACGTAAAGTTGAAGGCTATTACTAAGGACAGAATATGGCAATTGACAAAGCACTAGGGCAAGCCCCGCTAGGACTAGATCTCGAAGAGATGATGGACGAGCCTGCTCTTGAGATAGAGATTGAAGATCCCGAGGCTGTGCGTATTGGGATTGATGGGAAGACTATATTAGAGATTGAAGAAGTAGAAGTTGAGGACGACTTTAACGCCAACCTCGCTGAAGAGATGGACGAGGAAGAGTTAACTCAGTTATGTAACGATCTGATTGGCGAGTTTGAAGATGACACATCTAGCCGCAAAGACTGGATGCAGACATACGTAGATGGCCTAGAGTTGTTAGGTATGAAGATTGAAGATCGTACTGAACCGTGGCCCGGGGCTTGTGGTGTACACCACCCGCTATTAAGTGAGGCTCTCGTTAAGTTCCAAGCCGAGACAATCATGGAAACCTTTCCAGCGCAAGGGCCAGTCAAGACTCAGATCATTGGTAAAGAGACACCAGAGAAGAGAGAAGCGGCTACTCGTGTCAAGGATGACATGAACTACCAATTAACCGATGTGATGGTCGAGTATCGGCCTGAGCATGAGCGGATGTTGTGGGGCTTGGGTCTGGCTGGTAATGCGTTCAAGAAAGTCTATTACGACCCCTATCTTGAGCGTCAGGTATCGCTATTTGTGCCCGCCGAGGACGTTGTGGTTCCGTATGGGGCGTCTAACTTAGAGAACGCGGAGCGTGTAACCCACGTAATGCGTAAGACAGAAAACGAACTGCGCAGGTTACAGGTAGCAGGCTTTTACGCAGATGTAGAACTTGGTGATCCGGTTGAAGCATTCGATGAGGTTGAAAAGAAAATCGCTGAGAAGATGGGCTTCCGTGCCTCATCTGATGACCGATACAAGATCCTTGAGATGCACGTTGACCTCGATCTACCCGGATACGAGGACAAAGACGACGATGGGGAGCCGACGGGCATTGCTCTGCCTTACGTTGTTACTATCGAAAAGGGCACGCAAACAGTCCTAGCAATTCGTCGGAATTGGAATCCAGATGATGATACTAAGCAAAAACGCAATCATTTTGTCCATTATTCATACATCCCGGGATTTGGCTTCTACGCTTTTGGTCTCATTCATCTCATTGGCGCTTTTGCTAAGTCTGGCACTTCTATTATTCGCCAACTTGTTGACGCTGGTACTCTCTCGAATCTCCCCGGAGGATTCAAAACTAAAGGTCTGCGGGTTAAGGGAGACGACACGCCAATTTCTCCGGCAGAATTCCGAGATGTAGATGTAGCCTCCGGCACGATCAAAGATAACATCATGACGCTCCCCTATAAGGAGCCGTCGCAGGTGTTGTACAGTCTACTGGGCACCATAGTTGAAGAAGGTCGTAGATTTGCTAGTGCAGCAGATCTGAAGGTATCCGACATGAGTGCTCAGTCCCCTGTAGGGACGACGTTGGCTATATTAGAGCGGACGTTAAAAGTGATGAGCGCTGTCCAAGCGCGGATTCACTACAGCATGAAGCAGGAGTTCAAACTCCTTAAAACCATCATTCGTGACTACACCCCCGAGGATTACTCGTATGAGCCGGTAGAAGGCCCACCACGGGCTAAGAAGTCAGACTACGATCAGGTTTACGTTATTCCTGTAAGTGACCCCAACGCGGCAACCATGTCGCAGAAGGTTGTCCAGTATCAGGCAGTCATGCAGTTGGCCCAGCAGGCCCCTCAGTTATATGACCTCCCCTTTCTACACCGGCAGATGCTTGAAGTGTTGGGTATCAAAAA